GAATAAATACCAGTGGGAATGTTGGACACATATTTACATTAACAAAGAAGATACGTGGGCTACCGTCCGTGGTTTTGCAAGTGAGATTGAAGGTAGTTCACCCGTAAACAGAACCAATGCAAGCGAAAACTGTGAGACCTCGTCAATTGGTCGAGCATTAGCCAATTTAGGTTTTGCAACAAAAGGCAAGCGTCCTTCTCGTGAGGAGATGCAGAAAGTTGAACGTGCTCAACAGGTTGTAAAAGAAAAGAAACCAATGAGCGACAGTGTTTGGCAGTCTCTAGTTTCTGCTTTGCAACTAGCCAAGAATCTTGAGTACCTACAATCTGTTGCAACTTCTGTTGGTGATTATGACTTATCAGAATCACAGCGTAATGAGTTGCTATCTTTGTACACACAAAAGAAGGCTGAACTCACTCCGCAAGTTGTACAAGATGTTGTACCAATATCAGAAACAATAAAAGAAGTCGTAAGTGACATTGAAGAAGATTTGGTAGAAACACCAAACTAAAAGTACGTCTCTGCGACACACTGCTGTAATTATCTTACGTGGTGTGTCGCATAGGCATTTATGGAGTACGTTTCGCTTCCCACATTTCAGACAGGAGAGAGAATGACTGACAAAACTTCTGCTGATTACTACTTTGCAATAGTGCCTGAATGGGTGCTAGATGCTGACGTTTCATCTGCTGCTATACGTTTGTACGCTGTGCTTCGTAGGTATGCTGACAGAGATGGTATGTGTTTCCCTTCAAGACATACACTTGCCACTCGTATGCGTTGCTCTGACAGGACTGTAGATTCAGCCATTAAAGAATTACTAGAACTTGGTGCGCTTGAAAAAGAACGTCGTTACAAAGATGATGGTGGTTACACATCAAACATTTATACCGTCTGTAGTGTCCCCCCTAGCGCAAAATCTTCGTATGGTGGGGAAAATAAGGACAGGTCACGTAGGGAAGAAAACGACACTACCCCTAGCGAAGAAAACGACACACTAACCATAGCCATACTTAACGATAGCCAAAATGAATCAGAGAGTTCACAATTTGATAATTCTGACACTAATGAGATTTGTAACTTACTTGCAGACTGTATTGAACGTAATGGTTTCAAGCGTCCGTCTGTAACAAAGGAATGGCTCAAGGTAATTGACCGTATGATGCGTATTGACGGCAGGACTCCAGAGCAGATTCAAGGGGCTATCATTTGGGCAACGCAAGATGACTTCTGGTCAATGAATGTACGTAGCCCACAAAAGTTACGTGAACACTTTGACCGACTTCGTCTTGAGGCAACGCGTAAGCAAAAGCAGAGTGAGCCACGTGGTTTCTCTGCTATCCGTGATTATCTTCAAGACCAGATAGGTGCAGAACAATGAACAATGTAGAGGCTGCAAAGATTCTAGCGTTATGTGCTGTCGCTTATCCTCAATACCCACTTACAAAAGAAACTGTAAGTGTGTATGCAGAACTTCTTGCAGACCTGTCTGTGGAGCAGGTAGAAAAGGCAGTCAAAGAGTTGCTTATGACTTCTGACCGTTGGTTGTCAATTGCTTCAATACGTCGTAAAGTTGCAGAGCAGTCAGGTTCGCTTGCACCTAGCAAGATTGAGGCGTGGGGAGAAGTTATGGTGCAGATGAGAGTGTCTGGTACGTATGGCAGTCCAGTGTTCACGCACGACGCTATCACTAACACAGTAGGGCATTTAGGTTGGCGTAGTCTTTGTATGAGTGACAACATAGAAACTTCACGCTCGCAGTTCTGGCGTGCGTATGAAGAAATTGTAACGAAACTTGACCGTGTTGCTCTTGTAGGCAATCAACTAGAAATGTCCAGTCCGTCTCGTAAATCATTGACTGTTTAATGGCTCGTAGATACACAGGTGCTACACCTATTGTTCGTATGACTGTTGTTATGCGTGGTGGTGGGACTTGTGAGATTTGCAATAAGCCTCTTAACAGTTCGCAGTATGTATCTTTGCACCACCGCAAGCCAAGAAAGATGGGTGGTAGCAGAGATACCACTTTGAACGAACCTAGTAATTTGATGATGATTTGTGGTTCAGGCACGTCTGGTTGTCACGGTTACGTTGAATCTAATAGAGAACTCAGTTATACAAATGGTTGGCTTGTACATTCGTACGAAATACCTAATCAGAAACCAGTCTTAATCCGCGAGAAGTTTGTTGTATTAGATGATGAGGGAAATTATGTCTAACTCGTGGACTTTAACTCTTGAACAGCGTCCGTGGACTACTAATAGTGAGCGTGCAGGAAACAGATGGCAGAGAGCAGATAATGTAAAGACTTGGCGTTACGCTTTTTGTATTCTTGCAAGAAACCAAAATATACCCACGTTGAAGACGTGCGACATTATTGTCGAGGTGTACCAAAAAGGGGGCAGACTCCAAGATGTTGCCGCCTGTAATCCTGCTGTAAAGGCTGCTATTGACGGTCTTGTAGATGCAAAGGTAATGCCTGATGACTCACCTGCATATCTTCAGTCAATCACTTTCAAAGCACCCCAGCGTGGTCGTAATGCTCTCGTATTAACTGTAAATGGTGTTGTTGCGTGACTAACCCCAGTTGTGGAAATGATGTAGGGTGTCCGTATGAACACTGACCTTTTAGAAAACCAGAGCAAAGATGATTTGTTACATTCCGTAAGAGAGCAGACAGGCAAGATAAAAAAACTGCAAGAAGAAATTGTTGAAACTGCTGAAGGTCGTCGTAAGCACGTTCTTGCATTAAGAAAACAAAACGTCACGTATAGGGAGATAGCAGAAACCATAAATATGTCCGAGGTAACTGTCTATAAAATAATTCGAGGTAAGTAATGGTTGGCGTAGATTCAAAGATGCTCAACGTTGCTGTAGTAGGAGCAGGATTTGTAGGACTTACTACCGCCGCTTGTATTGCAGAACTAGGCAACAGTGTTATTTGTGTTGAGAATGACAAAGCAAAAATGTTGTCTATCCAACAGGGTCGTATTCCATTCTTTGAGAAAAATCTTTCAGAACTGGTGTACAAGAATGTAATGGAAGGCAGACTAGGGTTTGTATTAGACGCTTCAGACATTCTTAAAGATGCCGATATTGTTATTTTATGTCTTCCAACACCACGCTCAGAAGATGGTTCTGCTGACATTTCTTATCTTGAAAACTTTGTGCTTGCCAATAAAAAGTTCTTTCGTAGAGGTGCTGTAGTTGTAAATAAATCAACTAGCCCCGTTGGTACAGCGTCTTTCCTAAACAATCTTATTGACCGTAAAGATGTAACTGTTGTAAGCAATCCAGAGTTTCTGCGTGAAGGTAATGCAGTTCAAGATTTCTTAAAGCCAGACAGAATAGTGATTGGGGCTGACAATTTAGAGGCAGGGGAATACGTCACAAAGTTGTACCGCAACATCAAAGCCCCAATAATGCTTATGTCTACGTTAAGTGCAGAACTATGTAAGTACGCCGCTAATGGTTTCTTGGCTACAAAGATTTCATTCGCTAATGAGATTGCAGAATTGTGTGACGCTATAGGGGCAGATTACGGAGACGTTCGCAGGGGTTTTGGTAGTGACCGCAGAATCGGAGAACTGTTTTTATCCCCTAGTGCTGGCTGGGGTGGTTCTTGCTTTCCAAAAGACACAATGGCTTTGCTGGCAACTGCTCACGAGCACGAAGTAGAACTCAGAATTGTAAGGGCTGCTGTAAAGTCAAATGATGAACAGCCAAAGAAAATTGTTAATCGTTTAGAGTGGATTGTTGGAGATTTAGCAGGAAAAAAAATTGCTGTTTGGGGTCTTTCTTTCAAGGCAGATACTTCAGATATGAGAGAAAGTCCGGCGTTTGCTGTAATTACAGAGATGATTTCGCAGGGTGCAGAAGTTGTTGCTTATGACCCAGTAGCCAATGCAAAAGATTTGCCGTGGGATACAGTCAAAGACCCTATTGAGGCTTGCAAAGGTGCTGAAGGTTTAGTCATTCTCACAGAATGGTCTGAGTTTGTAGGGTATGACCTTCATCAAGTAGGAGCAGTAATGGCTTCAAGAAAAATTGTAGATGCTCGTAATATATTAGATGCTAACGCTGCTATTGCTGCTGGTTTTACCTATGTAGGTGTAGGGATACAGGCTAATACTCGTTTGAAAGATTTGTTAGACACTAGACTCAAAGGAGTAAGAGAGTGATTCCGAGACCAGCCAAGTTGTTGACAAGTAACAGTGAACTACGTGCTGATGGTATTTCCAATTGGACGTTACCTGCGTTTGCAGTCAAATTACTAGATGGTCGTAACTTCAATGTTTGTCCAGAGGCAGGTGCTTGCGCTCAAGTTTGCTATGCACGTAATGGTACGTATTTGTTTCCAGCCGTAAGGCGTAAACATCTGCTCAATTTACATTTTGTGCTTGATGACCTTGATGGTTGGAAGACCGCTATGGTGACTGAATTAGCGTCTCGTAGATTCCGTCCGACTGGTGTACCAAAAGAAGTGTCACGAGTGTCGTTAGATGACGTAGATGACTGGGTGCGTCAATGGCTGTTGTCTGGTGGTAAAGCCGTTCGGGTGCACGACAGCGGTGATTTTTTTAGTGATGAATATACTGACGCTTGGCTTGATATTGCTCGCGCTGTACCTGATGTGTTGTTCTATGCGTACACGAAAGAAGTGTCCCGTTTCCGCCGTATGGTTGACGGTGTAGCGCCTGACAACTTCCGTTGGTTGTATTCAATGGGTGGTCGTCAAGATTCGCTCGTTGATAAAGATAGTGACCGTCACGCTGACGTATTTCTGTCAATGGTGTCAATGACTGAAGAAGGTTACGTTGACCAGAGTGACAATGACTTGCAGGCTGTTTTGCTTCCTGCTGTACGTATTGGTATTCCTGCTAATAACATTCCGCATTTCAAAAAGCGTATGTCTGGTAAAAGTTTTGCTGGTCTTCAATCAGAGAGAGATACCAGCCGTTATGAACGGCTATTGAATACCAGCCAGTAACCTTTGTTGTTTCGGACATTTGGTACAAACGTCCTATCGGTCAGAATGTTATCTAGGTCACACGGTAAACGGGCAGGTCACGGAGTACCCGTTGACGAGCCACGCCCAAAATGGTGAGCATCACGGCTAGACACCTAACCCCAGTTCGGTAGAATTGAGCCAATGGGAAAGACCCAGACCACATAGTTAGAAACGGAAAACGCAAAATGACAAGAATGAGAGTCAGAGCAGATATTACTGAAGCCCGTCTTCGTAGTGCTGTAGAAATGTACGAGCAAGGCAACACCTACCAAGCGATTGCAGATGCGTTGGGTTACTCAACTGCTTCATCTGCTCGCAACGCTGTACGTTCAGGAATCCTCAGAATGAATGGTGGTACATCATCTGTTCAAGGTCGCCGATTCGGTGTAGAGATAGAGTTCAGTGGAATCAGTCGCTCTGATGCTGAGGCTGCGTTACGCGCTGCTGGTATCAACGCTGTAAGCGAGTCGTACAATCACAATACTCGCCGCCACTGGAAACTTGTACCAGATGCTTCTGTCCGTTCAATGGGTAACGGTTGCGGTGAACTTGTTTCTCCCCCACTGCGCGGTGAGGCTGGTCTAGTTCAACTCGAACTAGCCGTAACCACTCTGCAAAATGCTGGTGCAAGTGTCAACGTAACCACAGGAATCCACGTTCACCACGATATGGCTGGGCTAACTGGTTCTGAGATTGCTGCCTTCGTAACACTGTGGGCAGAGCGTCAGACCGCAATTGACTCACTCGTTTCAGAGTCACGCCGTGGTAACCGCAACACTTACTGCCAGAACCTCAGCGATTATGAGTTGCGCTCAATCCAGAGTGACCTAAATAATTATGGTCGTATCCGCAACGACATTCAACGCTTCCGCAAAATCAACGTTATGTCGTATCCAAAGTATGGCACTGTAGAAATCCGTCAACATCAGGGGTCACTTGATGGTGCAAAGTTGCGCCACTGGATTCTGTTCGGACAAGCGTTAATCACTGCTGCTAAGACTCACGTTGAGGGCAACATCAGAGTTGACCTAGCCGATATGCTCGCAGACCTTCAACAGCACGCTGGACTTGCTGAAGAAACCGTAACCTTCCTAACTAACCGCGCTGTAGTCCTAGCGTAATCACCGAGACAGAGAGAGAGAAAAATTATGTGCGGAATCGCTGGTTTCAGTCTGAAGACTGATGAAGATGTAAATGCTCAATCACTAGGCAAGGCTCTGTTGACCCAAATTGTCACCCGTGGTGCTCACGCAACTGGTATGGCTTTCGTAAGTGGTCAGCCAGAGAAGCGTGCGATTACAAACCTCAAGTCAAACGTCAACGCGTTTGGGTTCATCAAAGAGTATGGACACCGACTTCCTGTTGATGCTAAGACTGCAATCTTCCATACACGATTTGCCACGCTTGGTTCACCGTTAAACAATCTGAACAACCACCCAATCAGAGTTGGGGACGTTGTAGGCGTACACAATGGTCACGTCAGTAATCACAAAGAAATCTTTGCCAACTATACGTCGCTTGCTCGTAAGGCTGAGGTTGACAGTGAAGCAATCTTCTCAATGTTGGCTTCGTACAAAGCGTCAGAGTCAAAGCCCACAGAATTGCTCGGTCTGATAGAAGGCGGTGCTGCTGTGGCTTGGTTAGATGTACGAACTGGTGCAGACCTTCATCTAGCCCGTTGCTGCTCAAGTCCGTTAGCGGTAGGTCAGACTCTTGCTGGGTCATTCATCTTCGCTTCAACAGAAGTTCTGCTCGGCAAAGCCGTACAGAGTGCTGGTATCAAGTTGGACTGGATAGAGGAGATTCCAGAATGGTCGTATATGAAGGTGCGCCGTGGTCGTGTTCTTAACTATGAGGACGTAGTCCAGTATGAGAGTGCATCAACTCTGTCTGATGAGGATATGTTGGCTATGGAACTTGCCGAGGCTGACCACAGTGACAGCGTCCAAGATACTAACTGGCGCAGTGTTGACTTGTGGACAGACGGCTGGTCAAAGTAATCCCCATAACCGACGTTGACCAGAAAGGATTGTGCTGTAATGTTCCGTAATGTGTGGAAAGTAAAATGGAAAAGCGGTGGTAGCACTTCAGCGACCACTGCTCAAGAGTTGCTCAATGAGATAGGTGAGTTTCAGTGGAATGACTTTACTGAACGTGCCTTGCGTGTTGAGTTGTCGTGGCGTGCTTGGGTTTGGTCTCGTACAGATATTGACGAATCACTCCCAGCCCCAGACTTTGTACGTGCGCTCGCTGAAGCCGACTTGTTTGAGTTGGTTGAATCTGTAGATGAGAAAGAAGCGTCTAAGTGAATGTAAAGATTACTGGTACTACCGTAATACCAGTCGGTGACGTAGAACCGTATCCGCAGAATCCACGTCGTGGTGATGTAGATGCAATCGCCGATTCTCTGTTAGCGCACGGTCAATACAAACCAATTGTTGTTGACCGTAAAACTAATTACATTCTTGCTGGCTCGCATACGTGGCAAGCGATTAAGAAATTAAAATGGTCGTCCGTTAATGTAACGTATGTAGATGTGGACGAAGATACTGCCAAGCGTATTGTGCTTGCAGATAACCGTACGAGTGACTTGGCTTCGTATGATGACTCAGCACTCCTAGCGTTGTTGGAATCCTTGCCCGATTTAGACGGGACAGGATTTGACGGGGGGTACTTAGACCACCTTCGGGGTCAGATTGACGGCTTAGAAACGTCCCTAGAGGGTTTAATCGGAGCACAGTTAGACGAAGGCTTACCAGAGACCCCCATTAGCAACGAAGTGTTGTTCAAGGTAGGTCAGTACAGATGGAATGTGCTCAAAGACCCGTACGACGTATGGCACTCACATCATTTAGATATGGCTGAAGGTCGTAACGGTGTAGCAATCACTACGTTGCGAGCGCAGTTGGGTATGCCTGAGTTAATCAGAGAGCGCAGAGAGGAGAGCAACACTCGTCAAGTGTCAATGTCAGATGTAAATGTTACTGTCGTTTCTGTTGACAAACTCATTCCTCTTTCTGGCAACGCACGTGAAGGAGATGTAGGCGCAATTGCTGAAAGCCTGACTGCGAATGGTCAGTTCAGACCGCTTGTATGTCGTATGGACGGAACTGTACTGATTGGTAACCACACATTATTTGCTGCACGCTCGTTAGGTTGGACGGAATTGGCGGTTGTGTATCTTGACGTTAATGATGAACAGGCTACAAAGATTGTATTAGCAGATAACAGAACTGCTGACTTGGCTACGTATGACGCAACTACACTTTCTAACTTACTAATGTCAATCAAGAAATGGGACGGTACTGGCTTTGATGCTGATGACGTGCAGGACATTGTTAGCGGTGGTGCTGTTCGTCCTGGTCATAACAGGTCAGGCAAGGTTGTTGTCAATCTAGGTGCATACCGCTTCCGTGTTGACCGTCTGTCGTGGAATGTATTTGAAGAAGGATTGCCTAGCCAAAACAAAGAACAAGAACTAGCATTGAGACTAGGATTGCCGTTAGATGCTTGCATATTTGCTGGGGAAGGATTCTAAGTGACTGTAAAGAAAACCAATTCAACTAATATGGACGTTGAATCAGTGCCGTTAGAAGATTTAGTTTTAGATTCACGTAATGCTCGTAAAGGTAACGTTGCAGCAATTGTAGAGTCCATTAAAGAGTTTGGTCAGCACCGTCCGATTGTAGTTCAGCGTTCGACTAAGAGAATTATTGCTGGTAATCATTTGTATAAGGCTGCTCAAACATTAGGCTGGACACACATTGACGTTGCGTGGGTAGATGATGATGATGAAACAGCCCAGAGAAGAAGTTTGGCTGACAATGCTTCTGGTGATTTGGCTAAGTGGGACGAAGTAATGCTCGCAGAGTTGTTACAAGAAGTTGGTCCCGTTCCTGGTTATGACCAAGATGCTATTGACAAGTTGCTTGCAAAGATAGACAAGCCAGATAAAGAGATTGACCCAATCTTCCCAATAGTTGCACGTCCGTCTGAAAAGTATGACTACGTTTTGGTGATTGCTATGAATGAAACTGATGCTGCTTATATGAGAACAAAGTTTGACTTGCGTATGGAGAAGTCGTACAAGAAAGAAGTTATCGGAACATCTCACGTCGTAACTGTTGAAAGGCTTAAGTCACTATGGGGGAAGTAGCAATCGTTATACCTACGCACGGGCGTGCTGGTAGCGTAACAACGTTTAAGGTTTTTCCAATGGCGATACTGTGTGTATCAGAGTCACAGGAGAAGTTGTACCGTGATGCTTACCCAGATAAAGAGATAGTTGTCCACCCTGATAAAGTTCAAGGTTTAGCGTCAAAGCGTCAATGGATTTATGACCACTGGGGTGATGTATTCCAAGTAGATGATGACATTACCGCTATGACAGATTTGTCTGTGGCTGCTGGTGAAACATACAAGATGACACCCGAAAGAGCGTATGCCGTTGTACAGAGAACAGCAGATACCGCTCGTCAAATGGGCGTACACCTGTGGGGATTTGCTCCGTGGGAAGACCCTGCTATGTGCTCGCCTATGAGACCGTTTCGTTT